TGTTTTATTTAACTCTAGTACTGTTTTACCTATTTTTTTGGGAAATCCATAGAGTGAACCAAGTCCTCTTACAGTTTGCATAGAATCAATAGGTAATGTTTCTATATCAACAGTATAGTCTAATCCTATATCACAACTACTTGCTACCTTTTGAAATCGTACTACACCTCCAGAAGAAACAGTACCAGAACCATAATAAAAAATTGCATCTTCTTCTGTTGAGCCAGACGTTGCATGAACTACTTTTCCAATAAGTGATGGTGTAGAATTTAGACCAGAAAACACTTTGCTTGTTGTAAATACAAGTGTTGCATTATTACTTTGTGATGTTACTGCATCAAGAATTAATATATATTCATTTGCATTACCTGTAGCATTAACGCTTTGTATAGTAAATGTTGTACCTGTACCGCCAAATTGAAAGGATTCTCCAACTGATGGAGCATTTGTAAATCCATCTACTATTAGTTGTTTTGAACTTGATACAGCACCATTTACTGCAGGTGAACCATGTGGTTGATAAGAACCGGATAGTGTTTTAGATACAGTACAATCTGTCGGTACAGCAAAGGGTGAGTTTGCCCATTGCTCAAGATTATAAACAGTTACACCATTTATTGTTCTTTTTACAGCTGTATATAAAAAGTTTGTTATTCCTGCTACAGATTCAAATATACCATCTGTTGTCCATAAAACCCAACCTGCAAGTTTTTCTTGTCTATGTGCTGTAAATACTCCAATAGAACCATCATCATTTACAAATAATATATATTGTTCTGTTCTTGCACCTGCTGACCGAACTATGGCAGAATCTGTTGGATTTGAAATGGCTTGTGGGGATAACGTGTTAATAAGTGTGGGGGTATATTCTTCAACAGCACTATTAAAAAAATATTCTCTTACATTTTTACCATTGTTTTGTACAAATAAACCTGCACCATCAAAGATTCTAGGCATTGGTGATAATGAACAACCAAGATTGCTTTGTCGTATAATTTGTAAATCAACGGGTGTAAGAGGTTTACCAACCTGTGGTTTTAAAAAAAACTCACCTGTGCTTGTTAATATTTCTAAATTTTTACCAGATATAATATGACGTATTTCATTTATATTATCACTTGAAATATTTATCTGTATTGAATCTGTATCTTGTGCATCTCCTACATCAAAGTTAAAAAAATCTGCTGTTTTAGAACCTGCTAAAAAATCTGGAAGTGAAGTACCACCACCAAAAAATAAACGCTGTTGATGAAACTTTGCTGTTTTTGGAAATCCATTTATTGCAGAGTATACTTGCTCATCCCAACTTCGTGTTGGTGGATGTCCAACAATTGTAACGCTAACACCACCTCCATCTTGAGAGTCTTGTGCTGTATCACTACTACCTGCTGTAAACTCATAGTGATTATCATCAACAACTGTTATAGTTCTTTCTCCATTAAGATTTGTTTGAGCCAGACCATTACCATCATCATTAAAAATATCTTCTGCACCCTCAATAGTTATACTTGCACCTGTAGTAAAACCATGTGCTACGTGTGTTACTTTTACTACTCCAGAACCTTCCTTTGTTGCAAAAGGGTCATCATCTAACTCAATACTTACGTCTTTCTGAAGTGTTCCTAATACTGTTGTTTCATTTGTATATTCAGATATAAGTATTTCAGAACCATGATATCGGATACGTGTACCAACATAATTTGATGCAAAGTAATTTGCACTTGTTGTTGCTATAACAAAAGAATCTACTGTACCTGTTCCACTTGATGATGTGCCATCTCCTGTTGCTGTAAATTGAACACCAACTGTATTTGCTGATGCACCAAGTGCTGTAAAATCTGTCGTACCTACAGTTTTTATTTTATATGTTGTGCCTGTAACTATGTTTTCTGCTGTTATATCTACAGCACTTTTTGCTGTAGAATCTATATCTAATGTAATTTCATCATCTGCAAATTTAAAATATGGTTGGAATCTTTGTTCACCATTAACAGAATCTTTAAATTCAAAATCTGTTCTTGTAAATGTGGTTGCACCAGTTCTTTTTACAATTTGTGGCGTGATTGATGAATGAACAACAATCATAGAATCGCCTTGTTGTGTTACATTTAATTCAAATAATATAGATGTTGTCCAAGGGCAACTTGTAATAGTTTGTAAAAGTGTTCCATTACTTGAGTAAATTTTCAGCGCAGTATTTTGAAACGCTAAAATATATTCTTGTGTTTCATTAAACACAAAACCTTCTAAACGTGATTGAGCTCCTAAATCGGCTCTGTAAAGTGTTCCTGCTCTTCTTTCAACAGCACCTTGATTTAACGTAAAAACATTACGTGCTCTTTTTAATGCTTGTTGATAACTTGCAATATCTGTTCTTGCGATAATAGTTTCATCAACTTCTCCTCGTGTAAAACTATTTTGATGTGTTCTTGATGTTGGCATACTATGACGAAGATGGAACTACAGCCGTAATGCCATTTAACGCTCCTCTTTGTCGCACTTCTATTAACAAACTGCTTCTTAGTTTCCTTGTTGTTTGGGTTTGTGATTCTGTTGCTCGTGCAACTTGTAATTGTAGTAATGCTCTTTTTTGATATAAAATTGATAAATTATCGTTTCTCGCAATTGCTCCTGCAAATAATGAAGCTAATTCAAATTTAAGAACTTCAATAAAATATGGTGGCATATCATTTTCATGTGGTCTAAATGTATAATCACATACTACTGTATCTGCTGTAGATGTATTAGTAAAAATAAAATCACCATATCTATCAAATACAATAACATTATCACTTACTGTACACGTATGTATAAGTATTGCATCTGCAGGTATTGCATATGAAGATTCGAATCTATCTAATGGGTCTACTGTACTTTTAGATAAAACAGCTTGTTTACTTGCAAATCTCCATCTTGCTCGAGTTAAATGTCCTTTAAGTGTTGATTCATATAACTGATTTGCTACAAGACTTTCAGTTGTATTATCTGTAAATGAAGCAATAGTATTTGCACCAATAAGAATTAAGGCTTGATTACATATGTCTATATTTGTTACTGCCATATAAAAATAAAGGGGGTGTTACCACCCCCAATACTTATGTTCCGTTGGTTGTTGTTACGGTTGTAGCTCTACTTGCAGAAGTTACAACTAACATATCAACTGTTCTTGTACCTCCTGTAGCACCAACTACTAAAATAATATCATTTTGCATTAAGCCATTAGTCATATCATTAAAGTAGCCAGAACCTGCTATTGTACCAACAGCCTCAGTAGAATGGTATAACCAAAGATTTTGGTCACCTGCTCCACTGATTTTCTTAAAATTAGCTTTAATTAATGCCATCAGTATCTCCTATTCTTGTATTATACATTGAATCATACCTTCACCATCAATCTCAACTGCACCCATACTCATGTAAGATGTAATTAAGTTTGAAACTTTTTCCGGTATGTAGTTAACTTCAGTTCTAATATCAGAACCCATAGCAAGACCAACTGCTGATTTATGATAGGCATGACAATCTCTGTTACTTCCAGCAAGTGTCAATCCAGAATGTGTAAACCACATAAAGCCTAACCATCTCTTTGCAGTAAGACCACCTGCATAAGGTAAATCATTCTCGCCTACATATTCTGCTCTTGAGAACTGGTCTATTGTTAGTAAGTCTGCCCAACCTGCAGATGATACAACAAAATATCTTTGTCCATCATCTGGAATATCTCCTGCACCAAATGCTTCATAAACAGTTAATGCTTTAGCCAAAGTAAGACCCTGACTATTATGTGCTACATTGTTACTGTTTGTACCTGCATCTAATATATCGATAATTAGTTGGTCAGTTTTTCTACCTAGTGCAGAAGCCGCACTTTGAGAAAGAACTTGTCTTTCATCAATGTTTGTTTTCAACTCATCTAGTCTATCGACATAATCTGCCGCATAGAAATCTGATAGAGATACTTCTACATTATTGTGAGTTATTTCCATAGTTGGAACATTAGCGTGTCTACTTTTTTCAGTAGCAGAGCCTTTACCCACTTTTTGGAATCTCGCTTGAGAACCCTTAACATTATTAAGCGTTCTGACAGTATTCTTTAATTTTGAGCCCATACGCTGATAAGCCATGTGGACTTCACTCTCAAATTGCTTAATAAATGCAGTTGTAATGGAAGTTGCCATTATATACTCCTTTATTAGTTACTATTAAACAAATTTCAAGTTATCCATTTTTATCTTTTTGGGTTGCCCAGTAGCGTGGGCCCAAATGTTTAAGAATGGGCTTTACTCCTCTAAAAACCTTTATATTAGGTTTTTTATAAAAGTATAACATTTTTTGTCCTTTGACAAGTACTGGTGTGTTTTTAAATGTAAATCCTAAAAATTTTAGCCATTTTATAGTTTTTTTTTGCTCTGGTGTACAGATATTAAATAGAAAATCATAGTGTTCTTCAACATACCGAACAAAAGGAATATTACCTTTACAAAACTTTACAAAACTTTGCATTGGTTCTTCTGATGATAAATACCAGATTGCTCCTATTCTTTCATTTTGTTTTGTTGGGCAGACACCCCACATTGCTATTACTTCATCTTTATTATTAAATAAAGAAAATGTAATAATATTCTTACGTTGTATTCTGAAAGGATATAACAAAGATAATAGTGGTTCTTTGTTTATTGTAGCTAATTCATATCTATCAGTTTGTTTTAATTTTGGAACAAGTTCAAAACAATCATCTGGGATTGCTATGTCCATATACATTATTTGCCACGATATAATCTATTAAAGTCTGCATCTACTTCTTTTACATATGCAGGGTCTCTATGTCGGCTATCATAATAACGTGGGTCACGCATTTTTGCTCGTACTTGTTCAATTGTAAGTTGTTGGCTTGGCTGATATTGTTGTTGTGAGCCAATAGATTGTTTATTGTTTTCCATAAGTGTTTCTAAAAACTCAATTCCCTCACTATCCTGTCCAAGTCTTTTGACAAGATATTCTGTTGTATCAGGAGCATATGCTACATCTAGCCACTTTTCTATTGCTTCTAATCGTGCTTCACCATTTTCTCCCAACTTTGCAAACTCTTCATCTGCATTAGGTGCTTGAGAGTGTACATGGTCAAAATAAGCATTTACACCTCTCTGAAATTCTTCTTGTGTATAGGCATTTTCTTTACAATGGTCTGTCCACCATTTACCTATTTCTGAATCTTGAGCCTCTTCAACAGTTATATTTTCTGGTAATTCTGCCCACTCATATGTTTCTGGTGCATCTGCAATAGCTTCATCAGATAGTTCATTTATTATCTCATCTCTTAATTCTTCTTTTTTTCCTCCAACAAATTGTTCTAAATGTGCATTTGATTTTAATAAATCATCTGTACGTACTTGTCCTGTTTCTGCGTTCCAAAACTTTTCTGGCACATTTTCTGGTCGTGGTGGGATTGTTTCACGTGAAACATTTTGAGTTTCATCAACAGGATTTACAGGTTGTACTTCATCTACATTTGGTTGTTCTTGTACTTGAGTGTCATCGGACATTTAGTTTCTCCTTTACTATGTTTTGACTTAAACCTTTATTGGTTCTGCGCTGAATAAGTCCTACCAAATATCGTTGTCCTTCAAGATGTCGTAATGCAGAATCTGTTATTTCTGACCCTGCAACTGCTTCTATTGTAATAGATTTAAGATATTCTAATACTTGTTTGCCATTTGGCTGTTTGAAAACACTTTGAAATAAATCATTAAGTTGTGCTTCATCATCTGGTTTTCGTGTGAAATTATCAAGTCCAACTAAACTTTGGTTAGGAATTGGTTTCATTGTTGTAACATACTATGTTATGTAACAGCTTTCAAGGCTTTATTAACTTGGTCAGTAGAAACGGGGTTTCCCTCTTGCTGTTGTGTTTGTGCAAACTGCTGAAGTTGTTGTGCCGCTTCCGTCATTTCCTCATTACTGCGTATTAATTCTTCTGGTACACCCAGTTTTTTTGCAATAAATTTGGCGGCCACATCTTGTTTTATAAGAATATTTAATAGTTGTGGGCCAACTCTTGCTTGTATTAATCCTAAAAATCTATCTAATGTTGCAACGTCTTGTTGCTGTTGGGCTTGTGCTAATGGAGAAGAAGAACGTATTTTTATTTCTCTACCATTAATTACTGGTATTTTTATTCTTCCTTGTTTTTTTAGAATATAAACAACTCTTTGAAGAACAGGATTTACTAATTCTGCTTGTAACCTACCAAATGCACTGCCAATTTGTCTTGATAAATCCGCCATACGTTCTGCTACTTCTGTTGCTGACATAGGTGTTTTCTGATTAGGTTGACCTAACATATCATTATACAATGCTTTTTTAATATTAGTTCTCATATCTTTTAATACTAAATCAGATACTTGAAAGTTTCCTGCAGGACGAACAGGCGTAAGTCCTGTACTACCTTGTGCTTTAGGAATAATTGTTCCCGGTATAAGTTGAATATTATCTACATTTATAACACCATCATCTTCTACTTGATACATACCAGATATTGCCATTTGTGCATTTTCAAGTATTAGTTCTATTACAAGATTTGCCGTTTTAATTGCAGGAAGTGCCATTTGTATTGGGCCTCGTCCATATACTTCACCTGCTACTTTTGACCATCTATACACAACATACGGATTTGACCCTTGTCCTTTAAATGTTTTTTCTTGTATTTTATGCTCATACATCTCTGCAATTACACAGAATATGTTTTCTTCTTCTTTAGTATTTTGATGATTTCGATATACAACCTCTAATATAGAACATTCTTTTTCTGGATTTTTTTC